GTGGCAGGGGGTGCTGTTCTTTCAGACGCATACAGGGAATGCTATGCGGCTGATACTATGAAAGATAGCACGGTTTGGTCAGAGGCTTGCCGCCTTGCACAAAACCCCAAGGTCTCCGCAAGGATAAAGGACATCCAAGCCGATATGGAGCAATCTCACCGCACGAGGGAGCATAGGCTAAGGGAACACGTTTTGAAAAGGCTTCAAGAAGAAGCTGATGGGGCTGACAATGCCTCTTCGAGAATTAGAGCTTTAGAGCTGTTAGGCAAAAGCCTGAGTGTCAGTATGTTCACTGACCGGATCGAACAGGCTGAGACCAGCGAAAGATCAGCGTCAGAGATTGAAAAAGATTTGAAGGCGCGGCTGGATCGGTTGATCGGATCGTGACCGCCCCTCATTCCTATTCACGAAACTTTGGTGACCCCACCTACCCCCATCCCACCCACACAGACTTGCGCCCACACGCGCACACTACATGAGGTTCTACACAACCAATGTCAGAGTTTCTTGAAATACCCTCTCCTTGCATAGGGACATGCCTCATTGATGAGGAGAGTGAACTTTGCCTAGGGTGTAATAGGACTGTAGATGAGATAGCCTTGTGGGGCGATTTAACGCCCTCTGAGGCGGTCTTGATGATGGAAGTGGTACATGCCCGCACCCTTTTGCTTTGGGAGGACTGGGAGGCTCGTGAGGACCCTACCCTTCATTAGAAAAAGAGGGTAGGAATCCTAGGGGGTAAAAAATTTTGCAAAAAAAATTTCAAACTCACTCATCCTCTGCGTAGATGTTGTTAAATATCTGGTTAACATCCAAGGTGTAGTCCAGATCTGATTTTGAGTAGTGAATGTGCTGTGAGGGAAGAAAGTCTGGTGCGCCTTCTCCTGTTTCAAACCATGCTGGGTGTGTCACCCTAACGCGGTTGTTAGGCAGTGCCACTATGTTTCCTGTCCAGTCCCCTGCATCAAGAAGCTCCAAGACATGACTTTGCTTATGCTGTGCCGGGTCGTCTGCTATCTCGCTATCTGTGTAATCCACGGTGAAAAGATACTTTGCCGGAAAAAAGTTCCCGCCTACTTTTGCGATCCAAGGACATGGGGTTGCCCTGTTCAAGGTGTACACAGCGTGAGTGTGCGACATGCAGTCCCAAGGTTGGGCGTCATACACCGGCATTGCGTCAGGCCATTCTTCTAGTGGGGTGTCCCCAACTAAAGCTGTTATGGGCATTCTTGCCCACATAGCACCACCATGTATGTTTGGGTCATCTGTTTCGTCAGATTCACAACCTGTGAAAATTACCTGAAAACTAAGGCATCTATTGGGCATGGTTGTCACAGCAATACACATAGCGTGTAAAAATTCGCCGTGATACCTCACATGATTACATGTATATTCACGTCTAACCCAACACTTGAAGTGCGGTATGTTACTTTGCAGGTAGGGCATCACCACCATCCATATCGGTTAGTTCACCATATGGATCTTCAATGGTTTTTTTATTCGACTTCTCGCATTGAGCCTTTGCTTTTCTTTCGGAGTCTATCCTGAACAGCATGTTGATAGAGTATTGCCCCTGTAATTTGTACTTCTCGCAAATGGCTTTTGCTTGCTTTGCCGCCAGCGCTGAATGCGTTGGGTTCGTCATCGGCTCATCATTCATGCCCACACAATAAAAAATATCATGATATTCATTTGATCTTCTCAATACTGAGTAAGTCATTTCTACCTCCCGAAACCCTTAATTAGTAAGTTATAATATATTAGTATATATATATATATAATATAGGGCCACAAAAAAACGCTTCGCCTAGCGCGTGTCGATGTTTTTCTGTAGTATGTTCGTTGAGGTGCTAAGTCTCCCGGCACCTCCGGTGGGGTTGAGCTACCTCCCTAGCTCCCCCACCGTCATTATCTTGGGAGTGGGAGATGAAAATGGCTAGCAACATAATACAATTTCCTCGTGGTGAAGGTCTTGATGACGATTTAGATCTAGACCCGAATGAGATGCTTAGTCATCTAAAGGATGAGGTTACCATGACCGAAGCCATCGTTGTCGGTTGGACTGATGAGGGCAACCTCTTCATGGCTACATCCCACGGAAAAGCACCTGAAATGGTTTTTTTACTTGAGTTGGCAAAATCTGTGCTAATGAATAGGTGTGTCGGTGAGGATTCATGAGCGATGGACTTCTATACCTTTTTTGTCTTCTTCTCCGTAATCGTAACCCCGGAAGGGGAAATAAAAACCTTTTCAAAGAACGTGACTGAGTGTCCTACCCGTGAGATTGTTCTGGAATTGCATAAGCCCAGACTTGACAGGGGTGAAATAATCGACTGGGCTGCCACATGCTTGGAAACAAAACTTCCTCTGGACACCACTGTTAAGGGTTTGAAAACATAACATGGGTCAAATGACGGCGATAAATCAAAAAATAGCCAACCTACCCGATGACCAAAAGAAGGAGATACTTGATCTCCTTTATGAGTTGGAGGAGGCCAAGTCAAAAGAGGAGTCCAGAACAGACTTCCTGACCTTCGTGAATAAGATGTGGCCTTCTTTTATTGCTGGTAGGCACCACGCAATTATGGCTGATGCGTTTGAAAGGGTGGCGAAGGGTGAGTTAAAGCGCCTAATTGTAAACATGCCCCCAAGACATACCAAGTCAGAGTTCGCTTCATACCTGTTCCCGGCTTGGTTTCTTGGCAGATACCCCGAAAAAAAGATTATTCAGACGGCACACACAGCAGAGTTGGCTGTTGGCTTTGGACGTAAGGTTAGAAACCTGATCAATCAGGAAGACTTCCAAGGCGTCTTCCCCGGTATATCCCTGTCTTCTGACTCAAAAGCTGCCGGAAGATGGAACACAAACAAGAGAGGTGACTATTTTGCTATTGGTGTTGGTGGTGCAGTTACTGGTAAAGGTGCTGACGTTCTCATTATTGACGACCCCCACTCGGAGCAGGAGGCGGCATTGGGGGCTTACAACCCAGAAGTCTACGACAAGGTATACGAATGGTACACATCGGGACCACGTCAGAGACTACAACCGGGTGGAGCGATCATTGTAGTGATGACAAGATGGTCAGTTAGAGACCTAACAGGCCAGATTATGAAGTCTGCCACGCAAAGAGAGGGTGCGGACGATTGGGAAATCATTGAGTTTCCGGCAATTATGCCTTCTGGCGATCCTTTGTGGCCTGAGTTTTGGCCTCTTGAGCAGCTTGAGTCACTAAGAGCAGAACTACCCTTGTCCAAGTGGTCTGCTCAGTACCAGCAAGACCCGACTTCAGAAGAAGGGGCCTTGATTAAGCGAGAATGGTGGCAGGAATGGGATAAAAGTAGCCCGCCACCGTGTGAAGCAATCATCCAAAGCTGGGACACTGCGTTTTTGAAAACGCAACGAGCTGATTATTCTGCCTGTACCACATGGGGAATCTTCCATCACCCTGATGAAGAGGGAAGAACTGTCCCAAATCTAATATTATTGGACGCATATAAGGAAAAACTTGAATTTCCAGACCTAAAACGTGCCGCGTATGACAAATATTGGGAATATGAGCCAGATCAGATGATTGTGGAGGCCAAAGCCGCTGGTTCTCCGCTTATTTTTGAACTTAGAGCCATGGGAATACCCGTCACGGAGTTTACACCGTCCCGTGGACAGGATAAGATAGCTAGAGCTAACGCAGTAAGTGATCTTTTTGCGTCAGGTGTTATATGGGCACCGCCAACCAGATGGGCGGAAGAAGTTATTGAGGAGTGTGCTGCATTTCCTGCTGGGGAGCATGACGATTTGGTGGATTCTACAACGCAGGCCTTGTTGAGATTCCGTCAGGGGGGATGGATTAGGAGTTCAATGGATGAATGGGAAGACGAACCAAGCTACAGACGGCCTGTTCAATATTACTAAAAAAATTGTTTTAAGATATGTTTTGCATCAGGATGTAGAAAAATACGAAGATATGGGTTGGAAGGTAACCGGTGACCTATCCCACTCCCACCATGGTCAATATTCTGTTATCATGCAAGCACCGGACAAAAAATAGGACTGATACACAATGGCTGTAGAAAAACAGATGTCACCCGCTGATTTCGATATAGAAGAAACGAATGAGGTGGAGATTCAAGTCGTAAACCCTGAAGCAGTTTCTATTGAATCCGATGGCGAGGAAGTGATTATTGATTTTACTGGTGAGTTCACAGAGGAGCTTATCGGGCCTGATCACGATGCAAACCTAGCTGAATATATTGAAGATGATGACCTTGGCGCTTTGGCGTCTGAGCTTGTTGATGATTTTGTGGCAGACCGTCAATCCCGTAAAGACTGGGCCAGATCATATGTCAAAGGCCTTGACCTTTTAGGGATGAAGATTGAAGAGCGTACTCAGCCATGGGCTGGTGCCGCAGGTGTGTTTCACCCAGTTCTGACTGAAGCTGTTGTCCGTTTCCAAGCTCAAGCCATGAGTGAACTTTTTCCTGCGTCTGGTCCTGTACGCACAAAAGTTATGGGCAAAAAAGATCAAGAGAAGCTTGATCAGGCACAGCGTGTTGAAACAGAAATGAATTATCTTCTTACTGAGGAGATGAGTGAGTATCGTGATGAAACAGAGCAGATGCTGTTCCGTCTTCCGCTTGCCGGGTCAGCATTCAAAAAAGTTTATTACGATCCAATCATGGAGC